AATGAAAAACCAGAACGTCTATTTTTAAGGTAACACATACCATAGCATCTTACATCTGCTTTACATGCTTCCCAAAATATAAAGAATAATCTATTAGCTTCTCTAAAATCTGGTGGTCCTACATCAATCTTACTCCATTGTAAATACATATAATGAGTACCTGTTAAATAAGTAGGAATTCCTTTATTATAAAACCAGAACCCATCTTCACGCCTAGTAAATTCCTCATCAATAAAATCGTACCACTTTTCTTTAAAATCCTCTGGGTATTTATCCCATTCAAATACACTTTTAATTTTACTTAAAACTTTCGGGAGTTGTGCTCTTTGCCATCTATCTCCTTCAAATCTATGTATTTCTTTAGGCATTTTTGGAAGCGCGATTTTTAAACCTTGTATTTCATAAACATCGCCAATCATTCCCGATCTACTAATTACTACAAAATCGTGTTCCTCATTATAACCATACTCCCATTTTTTATATCTATTATTTCTTTTAAGAACTTTAGATTTAACGTAGTTTGGTAATATTTTATATAAAGCTTGTTCGTACATTATTTAGATCTTCTTTCTGCGAATCCTTTAAATTTAGATTCTTTTTTTTCTTCTACTTTAGGTTTATCTTCTAACATATTTTTTTCCTCCTCTATTCTGTTAAGAATTTCAAAAGCATCAAATATAGCTAGTTTTTTAGTAGCTGCAGCATTCTTTAATCTATCTGCGGAAATATCATCCTCTGAATCTATAATTGGTTCTTTAGCAACTTTGATTAACTCTTTTACTGCTACTTGTCCAGCTTGGATTATATTCTTCTTCGTTTCCTTTGTACTCATATTTTATAACAATATCATTTGATTTCATACAATAAACACGCTCATTATCTATAATAAACTCCCATTCACCACCTGGTTTAAACCCAACTTTATCTCCTGGATTAATTTGGAGTGTATTTAACGTGTTATTCCCTATTTTTAATATACCTACATAGGGATGTTCTTTTTTATCGCTTAAAGGATCTTTATTTTTTATAGGTTTTATAAAACATCTATCATTAATAGCCTTCCATTCATTATCATTTTTATATAAATAAATTTGATCTAAAGCTGCAAAATACATATTATCTTTAAAATATGATCGGCTATTTTTTTGCTTGCCTTGCATATCATAAAATCTTCTAAATATATTTTGATGTACTACTATTATATCACCTTTCTTAATAGGAGTAGTGAAAGCAATAGGTGTTTCTATTACTTTCGCTAACCTATTTACAAATTGAAATGTTTCAATTTTAGTATTTAATACTAAGTTTGAATCTTCAATTTTAATCTCATTTGCATATCTATCCCCTACAGGTTCTATTATAAAATCATATAAACTTTTCATTAATACTCTAAATCATATTCGATTGAGATAGCCATATTGGAATTAAATTTTTTCCATGGTAGTACCTCATCTTCTTTTTTTATATGAATATTATAAGAATTGTCTGCTTCATTTAAAAGTATATGGGAAATCTCATGACCTCCATAAACTTGTTGCCCTACTGAATAGTGCATAGCGTCATTTTTATAATCAGACCCAATGCTGATTTTACGTATTACGCTATCCATTTTACTTTTCTTCTTCTGCAGGTAACTCAGTATATGATCCGTCTTCTAAATTAATATTTATTGGACCATATTTAGATTCTAAAGCTTTCTTAATTTCAGTTTGATTTTCTCTTAACGTATCTAAATTTTTAACTAGAGAATGCTTTTCAGCTTCCATAATTCCTAATTGCTGAAGAATTTCAGTCATAGATTTTTGAACTTCTAAGATTTGTTTTAATTCTCCTTCTCCTATACGTTTAACTTCTTCTTTAACTTCTTTTACTTTTTTTGTCATTTTATTCGATTTAATTTGTTAATAAATAATATCTTTTATAGATATTTGTTTGATTAGTACTACCCGTAAATTTACATAATAATGTATTATTATCTATTTGAGTGTAAACTACTTTAACTTTCCAATCATTTTTCGGGTTTTCTATACGTGTTGTTACAGATGTATCTGTTACATTTAGTACAGTTTCTTTTAATGCAATGTCTGATTTCCAAGATACATTAGTAAATTTTAATCCTACATATTCATCTCCTGTTACCATTACATAAAAACTACTTTCTTTAGATTTCCAAGCACCTTTTAAAGTTTCAGAAATTTGACCATAAGTAGTCATGCTAAATAGCATTATAATACTTAATACTAGATTTTTCATAATAATTTAATTTAATTTAATTTGATTTAATATTCTTTAATAATAATTACCTATTTTTAAAGATTTTTACTTTTTAAATATACTAGTCGCTTTTTCAGTTGTACGTCCACCGAAATAGGCTAACACGACGGACATCATCACCTTCTCGAAAGTATCATTCCATAATTCATTTATATGAAACGGTATTGTCTCTACACTATCTAATATTCCAGCTAATGAAAATATACATATACACCATACTAATACTAATGGGCGTACATTTTTACTCATCCACGAATCAGACATAGAATCTGCTTCCCATCTTGATGTGATGGCTTCTAATTCTTTATTTTGCTGATCATATATTAGTTGTTGAAGTTTTATTTTATCTTCTTGTGGCGCATCTGATTTAGTTATTTCAGCTATTGCTTCTTTAGGTGAAGTAACACCTTGTAATACGCTTCCTAGTGTAGGATTTATTACAGAAGCAGCTCCAAATAATAGTTGCCCAACAGTTGTATCTTTAAATTTCTTTTTTGACATTTTAATATATTCTACCGATTCTTGTATCAAACATTCCCTCTCCACTTCTTGGATCATAACCTAATCTCGTGTCAAGTGTTGGCATAAATCTCATTCTATCACGTATCTGCCTTGTAGCATCTGTTAAATCTTGTGCAGCACTAGCTCTATCTCTTAAGTCCTGAAATTGATGAATATTTCGGAGAGACTGCCCTCCAGGATTAGCAGCATAGCTTTGATCTATATTCACCGCACTGCCAAGTCTTGGGTCTATCGGGAATTGTTCTTTTACTGGCATTTCACCTCTTACCATAGCTCCATGTCTATTTGGACGTGGCCCAGTTGATAAAGCCGCCTTTAAAGCTTCTTCACTGGAAGCGGCGTTCATCAAGTACTCATGTCTTTTAAGCGCTTGTTTAGCTGCTTTTTCCGATGGTTTATTAAACTTGGGGCCAAAAAAAGTACTACCTCTTGTACCTATAAACCCACCCTCATTAAGCAATCTATCTTGATTTCGTTTTCTTTCCTCAGCTATAGTTAAAATTCCTTCATCCATTTCTGTACCATCTACAATTTCTGACCTTCTAGCATTAGTTAGCATTGGGTTATGAATAGAGTCAAATGTGTGATGGCGAGAACTTAAATAAGGATATTTTTTATCTGTACCATATTCTGGTGCATATGGAGCCTGGATAAAAGCATCCTGTACTGTATCACCCCATGTGTCTCTCCCTCTATAACCAGCAAACTCATTAACATCTTGTCTAATATCATCTATTATAGGTTGAGTTGATGCCATAAATTTATCCGCATAAGACTTTAAGGGAGATTTTCTGCTAAATGGATTGTTTTGTGTGTATGCCATAGTATTTTATTTATAGTGCTTCGTAAGGGTCTGTTTTATCATAGGCTTCTTTTTCCCATGGTAAATTTGGATCACCTTCTTTCATTTCACTTCTTTTCCAACATTTACCTTTCCAATATACGCATTTATCATCATAATCAAGATCACCACGTTTCATTTGATCGATATGAACTTTTTCATGATCAATAATACTTTGCTCATCTTCTGGGTGTAGTTCTTCTGATACTAATATTGTACCGTTTTTATTACCTTTGCCTAATGCTCCATCATGTATTTTAGTTCTGTACACAGGTGTCCAGTCTAAATCAAAAGGAGCAGGTCCCATTGTGAATCCCCTATTATTTAAAAGGAAAATATTTGTTTGATAATTTTTTTCTCTTTCCACAGCCACAAGGGGTATC